CCCCGCCTCGATCTGCGCACTGGCGGGTGTCTGGCTGCTACGCCGGGCGGGCTGACAGGCCCGGCAGGCCGGGTATGAAAAAAGGCCACCCACGGGTGGCCTTTGTGCTTCCTTGTCGCGTCGGGCTGGAGCCTGGCCGCCGGCGCGACAAAGGCCAAAACAGCGCGTTCTGCGGACCTGTTTCGCTCACTTCTTGTGAGTGTTCTTCGGCAGCCTGACCACCTGGCTCTCCGAATAGCGGTCGTGCCACGTACGCTTGTCCTTGTCCCAGAGCATCCAGAGGAAGCCGAGGCCGAGGCACAGCCAGGAGGCGATGGCGATCATGAAGCGCAGCAGCGCCTGGAGCAGGCTGATGGCGCTGCCGTCGCGGTTCTGCACGCGCAGTCCCCAGACCTGCATGCCCAGGGTCTGGCCGTTGTGGGTCCAGAATTTGGCGAAGAAGCCGAACAGGGCGAACACCAGCAAGGTCGAGAGCAGCGGGTCGCCGATCAGCGCGCCGCGGTCGGCCAGTTCGCGCAGATGGTCGCTGCCGTAGATCAGTCGAAGGATGCCTTGCTGGTAGACCAGGGTGACCACCATCATCAGCGCCACGCAGAGCAGGAAGTCATAGAACATCGCCGCCAGGCGGCGGATCAGACCGGCAGGGGCATAGTCGCCCTGGGGAGAAAGCATGTGTTTCGGCATCGGCGTGTTCCGTGCGGGGCAAAGCCGGGGATTATACGTCCATCCGCAGCTTGCGCCGCCCACCCGGGCAACGCTTTTCCCCGGCTGTTCTAGTCTTTGCGCAGACCCCAATCATTACGAGTCTTTTCTATGCCGATTCCGGTGAAGCGAGCTAGGAGAAAGGCGCTCCGGCTGTCGTTGTCCGTGCTGGTCGGGGTGATGCCGATCGTCCTGGGGCTGCTCATCCTCTACTGGCAGGCCGAGCGAAGCCTCCAGGAGACGTCCGAGCAGGCAGCCGGGAATGCGGTGCGGCAGTTCGAACGGATGCTCGACAACGCTGCGTTGGCGGCGCGCAAGGTCATGCCGGTGGCGGGGCGTCCTTGTCCCGAGGCCGAGCTGGCGCTGCGTGAGCAAGTGGCGATCATGCCGTTCGTGCGCTCGGTCAATTTGACGCGCGACAATACGATCTATTGCACGTCGTTGTTCGGCGGCTTCGACGAGCCGGTGCGGATCGAGAACTATGTCGACGGACGCCTCCTGCTGATGCCCGGCAACCAGGTCACGCCGGACGCCGCGCTGCTGGTCCTGCGGGACTTCGACGGCAAGCGCGGGGTATTGGCGGCGATCGACGGGCGCTACTTGAGCTACGTACTGGACCTCGTTGACCGACGCAGCCGCCAGGTGCTGGTGGTCGGTCCCAATTGGCTGGATGCCGAGGGCCGCACTCACCGCGACGCGCCGCCCACCTATGAGGTCGCCGCCGTATCGCTCGCTTCGCAGCGTTATCCGTTGCGGGTGCTGTCGGGCTTCCCCGAGGGCGAGGAATGGCGATCGATCCGCTCGCAGAACCCGGCGATGTTCGGCCTGCTACTGTTCTTCGGACTGCTGGCCGGCACTCTGTGCTACTGGCTATCCAGGCGGGTCGCCTCGCCCAGCAGCGAACTGCGCCGGGCCCTGGAGGCCAACGAGTTCATTCCCTACTACCAGCCGCTGAGTCCCGGCCAGGGTGGACGCTGGATAGGCGTCGAGGTGCTCATGCGCTGGCGTCATCCGCGCGAGGGACTGATCCGGCCCGACCTGTTCATACCTTTCGCCGAGCGCTCGGGACTGATCGTACCGATGACGCGCGCGCTGATGCGCCAGGTCGCGGAAGACCTCGGCGGGCATGCCGGGAAGCTGGAGCCGGGCTTCCACATCGGTTTCAACATCAGCGCCACCCATTGCCACGATCTGGCCTTGGTGGACGACTGTCGCGAGCTGTTGGCGGCGTTTCCGCCCGGGCACATCACCCTGGTCCTGGAGCTGACCGAGCGCGAGCTGATCGAGTCGAGCGAAGTCACCGACCGCCTGTTCGACGAATTGCATGCCCTGGGAGTGAAGATCGCCATCGACGATTTCGGCACCGGACATTCCAGCCTGGCCTACCTGCGCAAGTTCCAGGTGGACTGCCTGAAGATCGACCAGAGCTTCGTCGCCCGCATCGGCATCGATACCCTTTCCGGGCATATTCTCGACAGCATCGTCGAGCTGTCCGCCAAGCTCGACCTGGATATCGTCGCCGAAGGCGTGGAGACCCCCGAGCAGCGTGACTACCTAGCCGCCCGCGGGGTGGATTACCTGCAGGGCTACCTGATCGGCCGGCCGATGCCGCTGGAGAGTTTGCTTTCCAGCCTGACTGTGCAGGAAGGGCAGGGGGCTTCCGTCGTCGCACTGCCGGCGGACCGAGGCTAGCGGCTGAAAGTCCCGCGCCAGGGGCGAGCTGCCAGCTTATTCGTCACGGATGAGCAAAAGACCCGCAGACCGAACAGGTGCAAACCGCCCCTGGCGCGACAAGAAGCCCGCATCCGCGGGGCTTCTTTTTGGCGTCGGCTGTGGTAGATTTTTTTCGCCGAGCTGGGAAGACAGCAGCTCGGGTAAAAGGCAGCGTCTCGACTCCAGCGCTGCCTTTTTTTATTTGCAGGCCGGATCAGCCAGATCGCGGACAACAAAAAACCGGCGCGAAGGCCGGTTTCTCTGCTGTCCTGTGCTCCCCCTGGAAACGCTTGGGAAGTCAGGATGGTGCCTCGGGAGGGCACCTAGGCTAGCTCGGTAGGATCCCGAAACTTCCAGTGCTTTCCTGTAACAGCCTGATTTACTGGGGTTTCCCTTTGCTGCGGCCCGGTGACTTCCCTCAGCTTGGCGTAATTTCCTGCTACCCTTTACGCCAAATTTACGCCAAGCGGGGCATGTTGTGGCGACGTACAGAAAGCGAAGCGGCGGATGGCGCGCCGAAGTGGCAAAGAAGGGTGTTCGAGACTCCGGCACCTTCTCCACCAAGGCCGAGGCGGTGGCCTGGGCGACTCAGCGGGAGGCCGAGATTCTGGCGGGAGTTGGGAGCCCCAAAGGGGCATCGAACTTCACTCTGAAGGAGGCGCTGGAGAAATACAAGGACGAAGTCTCACCCACTAAGGCCGGCAAACGCTGGGAAGAGATTCGACTCGACAAGTTGGTCAATGACTTGGAGTTCGTCGGCGAGCGCATCTGTGATATCGGCGCCGATCAGATCGCAGCATGGCGCGATCACCGATTGAAGTCGGTGGCCACGTCGTCTGTGCGTCGCGAAATGACGTTGCTGTCGAGCGTGTTCGAGCAGGCGCGCCGGGAGTGGAGATGGTGCCCGACCAACCCTGTTCGCGAGGTGCGGCGCCCGAAGAGCCGGCCGCCGCGGGACAGGCGCATTTCGGCTGCCGAGGAAACCCTGATCCTTGAGGGGCTTGGGTATCAGGAGGGGGTAGCGCCGATCGGCAAGATGCAGGAGCTTGCCTACGCTTTCCTGATCGCTCTGGAGACAGCGATGCGGCAGGGCGAGATCCTCGGCCTCGTTGCTGCTCGGGTCCACTTGAGTGCCCGCTACGTCGAACTGGACAAGACGAAGAACGGCGATGCCCGTAGGGTGCCGCTCAGTTCCCGTGCGGTGACCTTGTTCCAAATTCTGGTAGATGCTGCCGGGAAGCGCCAGAACCTGTTTACGCTGACGTCCGGCTCGGCCGATACCCTCTTTCGAAAGGTGCGGGACAGACAGAAAATCGACGGGCTGAACTTCCACGACACCCGTCACGAAGCCACCACCAGGCTCGCCAGGAAGCTTGATGTGCTCGACCTGGCCCGGATGACGGGACACCGCGACCCCCGGTCGCTCATGATCTACTACAATGCGACTGCAACAGAGGTGGCGAGCCGCTTGGGCTGAGCCTTCGGTCGGTGCAGGTCAGTTCTTTTCGTGGCATTATGATGGCGTTTCAGGACACGGAGGTCGGTATGCGTATACTCGTTATTGCAGCGCTGTTGATCACCCTGGCTGGCTGCGCCAGCAACGGAACGCCGATTGAACAGGATGACGTCCGCCAGATCGTTCAAGGTCAAACCACCTACGACCAGATGCTGGAGCGGTTCGGAAACCCGCTTTCCCAGTCTTTCGACTCCGAAGGAAATCTCCAAGCGATTTGGTTCTACGTCTATGTCGGGCCTTTTGGAACTGGCATGGAGCAGCAGAACCTCACGGTCCTTTTCGACAAGGAAAACAGGGTCAAGCGATACGTGATGACCGACGGTCGGCCCGGCAAGCGCTGAAGAAGTCGTCTGGCGGGGCGGGGACTTGCAATGTCGGAAACGATCTGGCGCGATGAGTGCGGGTCATTGAGTTAGATAAGGAACCAAATTGACCAGCAGTTTCGTAGCTTACATTGATGAATCGGGAGACGAAGGCTTCACCTTTCGCGCAGACGGCAGCGGCTCGTCAAGATGGTTCGTACTTTCTGCGCTTGTCATTCGGAAGGAGAACGATCTAAGACTTGTCCAGGCAGCCAAGGAGGCGCGGCGGCTAATCCGCTTTGCCGACAAGAAGCCAATACACTTCTGTAAGCTAAGGCATGAGCAGAGGACGCCTGTCTCTCGAATAGTGGGCGAGCTCCCTATCAGGACCGTGAACATCCTGATTCACAAGCCTTGCATAGTCGAACCCGAGATATTTCAGCAGCAGGCCTATAGCCTCTATAGGTACGCCAGCCGGCTTTTGCTGGAGCGGGTATCTTGGCTTTGTCGAGACAACCATGATCCGCGGCGTGGAAATGGTCAGGTAGAGCTCATCTACTCTAATCGGTCCGCGATGTCCTATGAGGATCTACGGAACTACATAGCCCAACTACACGTTGCCCCCGGCGCACAGCATGTGACTATCGATTGGAATGTGGTCAGCGAAGACTTGGTAAGGGCCGTAAACCACGACCAATTGGCCGGACTTCAACTGGCAGATGTGGTTGCCTCCAGCGTCTACCAGGCGGTGAACCCCAATCTATATGGCGATGTTGAGGGGGCGTATTTGGTAAATCTGCGGCGTACGATTTATCGCCATCGCAACAGAAGAGAAGGGTACGGATTGAAATTCTGGTGTGGATGCGATCCAGACGTTCAGCGTGTTCTGGCCTTGGTGCAGGCCTGACGCTCAGGCAAAAAAAAGCAGGCCCTGAGTTCGAGGATCCCGCCCGTCAAGGGCTGTCGCTGTCTCCAGCAACCTCTACAAACCTCACGCTTGCCTGCATGTCTATTTAAGCAAACTTACAACCCCGCGTATACCCTGAGGCAATATTTTTCCCAACCTCCCAAGGAAATTGCTGGGGCAGACTCTGGCGGAGCGCGATACTCCGCCGGCCGGCTCTTCTCGGTCTGCGCCTCAGTCCCGATCCTGATCAACCTTCGCCTGCGCTGAGCTGACGACCAGCCCACCTCGGTACTGGACTCAATCTAGCACCGCTACACCCTGCCAGCTCCGGGGCGCACGGGAAATACGCACGCGGAGCGATTGATGTTGTGGGCCGGGGGGAGCTTATCCTGGCTGTCGAACGTTGATTGAGCTAGCGCTTACTTGCGGGACTTGCCCTTCGGCAGCTTGCTGCTGTTCTGCCTCGCCCATTTCTTCACGTCTACTGCAAACCACCGCTTGGACGCCTTGACCGTGCCGCATGGCTGCAGCGGGGCAGGGAAGTCCGGTCGAGTAACCACGCGACCTTCAACCGTGGCTGGCGAGAGCTTGAGGTACTCGCTGATTTCTCTCGTGGTCCAGAGTTCGTCCTCCGGAGCCACTTTCGGGCCGCGCAGGTGTGCCAGCAGGTCGCGGATGGCGCCGGCCAGGTCCTGTTCAGGGGCCTGGTGATTCTCTTCGATCATTTCTCACTCCTCACGTTGCGCACTACGACCAGGCGCCGCGGTGCTTCGTGGCGCCCGCGGGCAACCAACTCACCGTCAACCACCTCGGCCGGTTCTTCCAGGCACACCTTCTCCAGGGCCTTGATCGCAGATCGGATGTACTTCGGTACGGCTGCTGATTTCTGGTAGTGCTCGAGCAACCTCCGCTTACCGTCTTCCGACACGCCCTGGAAGTGGTCGAGCGCCTCTTTGGTGGCGGTGACGATTTCCTCGGGCTCTGCCCCCACCTCGCAGCGAACCCAGCCGATCAGGCGGCGCAGATGGTTCATTTCGGCCCGGGTCAGCCGGCGCGCGGTCATCTGCCTACTCACGCCCTACCTCCGGTTTCCGTTCGATCACGCGCATCGATCCGTCTCGGCAGTGCAGCGTCAGCGCGGCCCGCCTCGTCTCGATCGTTCCGTCGTTGCGGATCATGGTCTGTGGTACACCGTAAAGTGGCCCGCCGGGTGCGAACGGATCGGGTAGAGCCTCGGGGTTCTCCTCTGCGAATCGCAGCATCTCGGCTATGATGCAGTTGAACAGTGGGCCGTCCTTCAGGTCCGCCTCTCGCCTTCCGCTGAAAGCGTTCGAGCTGTCCTCAAGGCCTTCGACGAAGGCGATGTGATTGAGCATCTGCCCAGGCTTGGCGCCTTGGATGGCGGCGCGGTGGACCGGATTGACGCCGAGGGCATCGCAGATGCGATCGACTCCAATCTCTCCCTCGATCCACCTCTCGGCCTGCAGGAGCCAGGCGCCAAGGGCGGCTTGGGCTTTCTCGTGGTAGCTGCTGGATGTTTTCCGAAACTCCTTCGCCTGTTCCAACTGGGCCCTGGTGAATGGAAGGCCCTTCCTTGCCTCCTTGATCTTTCGATCAGCGCAGGTCCTGTCGGCCTCCCAGCCGAACTGGTACTGCCTGGCCATGCGACGCGCGACCAGGAGGCGGGTGAGTGCGGAGAGGTCTGGCTTGTCCCAGATGTTGAGCAGACGCTTCAGGTTCTCGTAGGTCATCAGCATGATGGCGGCTCCTTGTCCACGCCCATCCTATGGAGTAGACGTTCCTTGCAGAGCTGTTCTTGAAGGCGTTGGATCTCGCAGGTGTAACTCTTCGCAGTCCGCAGCGAGCCGAGCGCGTATCCGACGTAGAGGCCGCCCGCGCACCAGACGATGCAGAGGAGTAGTGTTCCGATCATGGCTGGCGCCCCTTGTCCGTGTCGCAGATCCGCAGGTCGACCCCGCAGGCCTGGACCAGTTCGGTCAACTCGCCGAGCTTGGTGTTGGGGTTCTGCATCGCCTGGCCCAGGCGGACCAACTGCTGGCCGAGGGTGGCGAGCGGGGTAGGGCGATACCCTGGTGGTGGCGGAATATCGGAGCCTCTCATCACTGACATACCTCCCAGATGAACAGAGTCTTGAACGGCTGGAGCGCGGCGCCGGCGGCAACAGTGGCCAGGCCAAACAGCGCGACGAGTGCGATGGCGGTCAGTGCTTTTCTCATGCCCCGTTCCCGCCCGCCTGCTGGCGCCTCAGCGCGTTGATCACCGCCTCTACGGCCTCGATCTCAACCACTCCCACGTAGCCATCCGTCATCCCGACTTGCTCGATCCAGTGCTCCAGGATCAGCAGGCTTTCCTCAAGCTCGCGGAGGGCCGAATCCTCCTTGGCCTGTCCGTCGATCAGCGCAATGATGTGGTCAGGCATGGTCAAAGCCTCGTAACGCACCATCAGGTTCGAGGCCTCCTCCCCGCTGAGCTGCGGGTTCTTGAGCGCGATAGCAATTCGGCGAAGTTCGGTGTGATCGCCGACCAATCCCGGCGCGGGGTGGGGTCGCTCGCCGGCATTACCCGGTCCAGAAACAGGTTCGCGGCCAGGGTTGCCCGGCTCCGAACCGGCTCCAGCGCCACTCAACGCCGCCAGCGCGATCTGTCGCATGTTCGCCGCCGGGAGGTCGTCCTGCTCGGGGCAGGGGAACTCGGCGATGGTGCGGAGCGCCAGGAGGGCTCGCTCGAGCGGAATCTCTCCTGCACCCTCGGTGCCGGCCAGGTGTTTCGCTACCGTTTCCCGGATGACGCGCAGCGCGTTCATGGCTTGGAGCGAGCTACCGTCCTGGCCAAGCTTGGCGGTCAGATCGATCTGTTTAAACAGGGCATGGGTCATAGGTCACCCCCTTTCTCGGCGCTGCGCACCGCCTGGTAGGCGAGGGCGTAGCAAGCCATTTGCACCAGCAGGCTCGAAGCCGCGAGTGCAGGGTGATCTGTGACGGCCAGGGCCGCCACGTGCAGAGCGCCGGTAGGGATGGAGAGCCAAGGACGGGCGAGCAGGTTCGCGGCTCCTTGCCCCTTGATGCCGCCGGCGAATATCAGCAGCCAGCAGAGAACGTTCGTGGCCGCCGCCACATAGAAGGCGAACTGGTGAAGCGACCCCTGACCGAAGTACAGGCTCGCGCTGAGCAGCAGGCTGATCGCGGTGCCGATGAGTGCTTGCTTCATGATCAGCGATCTCCGGTGGCAGCGGTCAGAGCATCGAGGAGCGCATGCTTTCGGCGCTGGCCATGCAGGTACTCGCGCAGGGCAACGACGATCAAGGAGTTCATGCTGCGCTCGTCTCGCTTAGCCTCGGCTTCGACCTCGGCCCTCAGTCCGTCCGGCAGTCGGACAACGAACTTGTCCATATCCCGGCTGACGCTGGCCGGCAGTTCGGTTACAACGGTTGCTCGTTTCATAGTTTCTCCAGGGCGAGCAAGGGCCCGCCGGCATTTGTGGCTTTGCCAAAATCGGTTGGTTACTGCTGGGCTGCTTCGGCGCGTTCGGTCTGCCGCGTCAGATCAGCCCTCTCTGTTGCAGGTCGTTCAGTTCTGCGTCCGCGAATGCGGCCGCTGCCTTCAGGTCTGCCACGGTAAGCTCGTCGAGCGTCTTGCCCAGGCCCTGGATGTGCCGGGCGAAAGCGCGCTGTGCCGGCCCGTTGTAGCCATGGCAGAAGTCGGCTGCGGTGCGCAGTTCACCGTCGAGCTGTAGCGCCAGGATGTTGAGAGGATCGTTTCTGTCCCAGGCCATGATCACGCCACCCAGGCCACGTCATCGCGGCGAGCCGTCAGGCGAGTTTCGATCTTCCTTTCGCCGCCACGGCGGCTGCGCATCATGTGGTCATCGTTGAGCAGTGGCTGACCGGCGACGAGGAAGGCAAGGGCGATCACGGCGGGCGAGATAAGCCCGCGGCGGATTGCTTCCGCTACCAAAGGTGTGCGCCTGTAAACTCCGAGCTTGTGCATTACGCTCTCGAGCCTGCCTTTGATGGACCTTGGCGAAAGCCCATCCCGGCGCGCGATCTCCTTGTCGGTCATGCCGGATGCCAAGCTCAAAAGACAGGCGAGTTCTCGCTCTGCAAGCAGCGCTCCGCTCGACCCTTTCCATGCTCCAATTTGGATGACACTATCCATTTACGAGTACCATTGGTTCCGCTTTTTTGTAGATTGGGCCGTTGGTTTCCTTGTGTCAAGTACTAAAAGTACTTTCTCGATGCGAGAAAAAGGGCGCAGATAGCGCCCTTTGTGTCAATTGTAAAATGTGGCGGACCAGAACACTCTTCCTAAAATGGACAGCTCGGCCTGCACCATCTGCTCCAGTGTGTACTCTTCGTCGGGGTGCTCGCCCCTGTTGAAACTCCGTAAGCGAATACCGCCGCCAGGGAGGCGATAGAGTTGCTTTACACGGAGTTGCCCGTAGTGAGATAGCGCATAGATTTTTCCATCAACTACTTGCTGGTCACCAGTATTTATTGCAACGGTGCTTCCGTCCGGTAGCAGCGGTTCCATCGAGTTTCCGCTCACGCTAACACACACCGCCTTGTCGAACTGGACGCCATAACGGCGAAGGGTGTGTTTCCCGAACCGGAGCTTCGCCTTGGTGCTGACTTCTAAGGCCAGTCTTCCAGACCCTGCAGACAATTCAACTTCCTTCAGGAAAGGCACCTCTACCTCGTCGTCATCAACGGGCGTCGAGTCGTCCCAAATCGAGAAGGGAACGATCTCGCCTTCTGGCTCGGGTGTAAGCGGAGCCTGCTGGTTGTACGGCGCTATGCGGACCATGGACCCTGTTCCCCAGGCCAGCCAACCTATCTCAACACCAAGGAGCCTGGCGAGAGACTCCATCTTCTCCGCGTTCGGGCGCGCCTCGCCATTCAGCCACTTCCCCACGGCTTTAGGCGTGATACCCAGCGCACGAGCAAGCCGCGCCGCCGTGCCATAGGCAGGGTAGCCAGCGTCCGCGGCAGCTTGCTTCAGGCGCTTTGCAAAAGCTTCTCGATTTTCTTCGGGCGATACCATCAGTCCATTCTCTCGTGGCTTGACGGAACTTTCAGTTCCTGTTTAGCTTGTACTATCGGTACTTTCTAGGCGTTGAAAATGAACCTGATCAAAGAAGCCGTCCTCCTTGCGGGCGGAACCAGTAAAGCCGCCAAGGCTTGCGGTGTCAGCCCTCGTGCAGTCAACAAGTGGGTCAGGAATGGTCGGTTGCCTAGGACCGAGCATTCTGGTGAGACAAACCATGCGCAGCGTCTTTCTGAGGCGTCGGGCGGAAGTTTTTCCGCTGCCGAGCTGCTGAGGTTATTGAAGGCTTCTGTTCATGGCGAAGAGGTTACCCGTCTCGGAACTGACGGTTCAGCGCTAAACGTACCTGTTCAGGCATCCAGTGTCGAGGTGGCTCCGTGACTTTCCTTTCGAAGATGGCTCGCTTGCTCGGGCTGGATGTTCAGCGTGATCGGATCGCGGCTGCCTGGCGCGGGCAGGACTTTGAGGCTGGTGTCATTTACGACGAAGCAGAGATTCTGCGGCGTCTTGGCTGGCGTGAACAGCTTCAACGGCGACTTCGACAAGTTCTCCGGTGGTTCGGTTTATCAGCATCGCCATCCCGTTGTTATCTAGGGCGCCGCGCACCGAGTCCCCAATCCGAAGCTCGCCAACCAGCACATCAACGATCGCAAACCCATCGTCGGTGCGAATCGCATAGCGAGGAAGGTTAGCGTGATAGCCGCATACCACTCCCATTACTGCCATACCTCGGATCTCCGTCTGTTTCCCGTCCAGGGGGCAAACGATAGCACGGAGTGTCCTGGCGCCACTTTGCGGCCCGGCTGACTTTTCGCAGGGCAACAAAAAACCCCACCTGGACGGGCGGGGTTCAATTGGCAGTCGTTGACGCGACTGCCCGAGTGCAACTTTGTCTTGAAGGACGGATTAACTATGTCACAGCAAAACACCATCATGCAACCCCCGCGCTCTGCTCATCAACTCGTATCGGACTTGGTGGAGTGTGTCGAGGTCGCTGTCGAGACGCTCAATGGGCTGCGTGCAATCCTTGCGTCGGTCCGCAGGGATGAGCAGTGCACCAGCCGCATCAAGTACATCTGCTCAATAGGGCTCGGGCAGGCCGAGTACATCAGCGGGAACCTTGAGGAGGATGCGAAAAAGGCCGATGCGGAGCTCTTCGCACTGGAGCGTGTCGCGACCCAAATCGATCAGCTCGAAAACGTGTCGCAACACGAAGGAGGTGCGGCATGAACGCGCTTCTGAGAGCTCGCCCTATCGACCCGGAGAACAGCTTCTTCAAGGTCAACCCAGGACTTTCCAAGCGGGAAGCATTGGACGAGGCCAGCGTCATTCTGGCCGGGCTCAGCGACATCCTCATCTCCCTCATCGAGGGTAGCCCCATGGATGGCAATGGCTACCACGCGCTGGCGTACCTGAGTGATGCGGCAAAGGCTTTGGTGGATGCCGCCATCCCTCTGCCCGCGGAGGAGGCGGAAATCGCCGCTGCGCTCAATGCAAAGGAGCGCCGCCAATGAACCTCTCGACGCTGCTCAGCAGTCTGTGCTCCCGGGTCCCGGGCGAAGACCTGACCGATAAACAGATTCTTTCCATCAAGTCAGACCTGGGGTCGGCTCGGCAAGCGGCTCAGAACATGGCGCTTGGTGTCGCCGCGGTCGGGAATCTGCTGGCGAACGTTGGCGCTGAAGGCGAAGTCGGCCAGGAAACCTCAGAGCGTCTCGGCTGGTTTCTGGAGGAGATCGGGGGGGCCATCTTCATGTTGGTTGAGCTCGAGCAGGTCTGCACGGATCGCATCAACCGGCAGAAGGAGGCTCAGCAATGAGGGCCACTCTGGGTATCAGCTTCCGGGCGACTGCGCCCGTTGATCTTTCGAAGGGAGATCAGAAGGCGAATGTCCTGTGCGTGATGGATGACATCGATGCCGACCTCGCATTGGACAGCGCTGTCGACCTGCTTGACGCGATTCAAGGCGGGCTCCTCGACATCCTCGACGAGCCGAGTGTTAGTCGTCGCGTAGTCCTACTTCTTCATGCGGCCGAGACAGCCACTGCCCTGGTCCGTGCTGCCCTGGAGGGTGGGGAGGTGGCCAATGACTAGGCGCATTGGAGCGAAAGCACTCGGTGACCAGCTCTACAGCTATATCGGCGCCATCCAGGACTTGGCTACCGCAGTCCGCGAAGACTTGGCTTTCGAAGGTTGCGAGCCGGGCCCACGCCTGACCGGCGACCAGGTGGATGCGATCCATCTCTCGATTATCACTATCGCCAGGTTGGCTGGCGAAGACTTGATCCAACTGCTGACCGAGCTGGAGGTGCCGGCATGACTGATCTGGCCCCCTTCGGCGGACAGGCCGCCACCATGACCAGCCGCGAGATCGCGGATCTTGTTGGGTCGCGTCACGACAATGTACGCGTGACCATTGAGCGGCTGGCCGAGCGCGGGGTGATTGCTTTACCTGCAATGCAGGAAAAGCCCACCGCTGGCCGCCCCACTCAGGAGTACGTCTTCACCGGCGACCAGGGCAAGCGCGACAGCATCATCGTCGTCGCCCAGCTCTGCCCGGAGTTCACCGCGCGGCTGGTGGATCGCTGGCAGGAACTGGAACAGCAGGCTTCCCGGCCACTGACCGCCGCCGAGCAACTACTGGCCAGCGTGCAACTCACCGTCGATCTGGAGCGGCGGCAGCGGCTGACCGAGCAGCAGGTGGCAGCGCTGACCGAAACCGTAGGCGACATGGACCGATCGCACCCGCTGCTCGACTCGATCCCCAACGGCATGGAGAGCATCACCGCTATCCGGCAGCGGATAGGGAAGCAGTACGGCCTTCCGCCCAGGGTGATCGACGCGGTGGTGCGCGACATGCCGCACAGCCCGCGCCCCTTCGCCATGGTGCGCAGCAAGCACGAGGAACTGAACGCGCGCCCCTACGCGGTCTGGGCAAAGGCCGAGATCAGCAGGGTGTTCGAGCGCTTCGCGCGCGGCTGCACCTTCGTGACCCAACACCGAGCCACGCACCCGGATTTCGGCGCCGGCCGGGAGCGCTTCCAGATGCGCGGCACCCCTTCGCAGGAGATCGGCGAATGACCACACAACCGAAACCGGGCCGGATCACCACTGGCCCCAACGGCCGCCCGGTGATCGCCGGGCCCTGGCCGTCCTACCGTCAATTCCGCGACCTGCCCGAGCGTGAGCGTTGGGTGCTCTACGGCCACGCCAAGGCATGCCGCGGTGCGCTTGAAGACCAAGGGTTCTTCATGGCCGAGGGATACCACGACTTCGTGAAGCGCGTTACCGAGGAGCTCGATATATGAGACTCAAGCCAACCTTCGAAACCGATGTGTACATCAGCACCGGCGGCTATTTCGCGATCAGCCAAACGCACCTGATGGGTGAGGAGGAGGTAGTGCTTCTCTCCCCCGATCAACTGCGCTCCGTGCTGGCCCATGCCCGCGTCTTGCTGCGGACTGAAAAGACTTGGTGGTCTCCGGAGGGCCGGGACTGATGGCTCGTGCTCGTAACATCAAGCCCGGGATTATGGCGAACGAGGAGTTGGCAGAGCTCAGCCACTCCCATCGCCTCCTGTTCATCTATTTGTGGATGTTGGCCGATAGGGAAGGGCGCCTGGAGGATCGACCGAAGCGCATCAAAGCAGAAGCCTTTCCCTACGATGATGGGCTCGATGTGGAAAGCATGCTGGATGATTTGGTTTCGGCTGGGTTTATCCAGCGGTATGAGCGGTGCGGAGTCAGGGCAGTTCAGGTGCTGAACTTCGCCAAGCACCAGACACCGCATAGCCGAGAGAAGGCTAGCGTCATTCCTGCTCCTGTTCTGGTTGATGGTGAGGAAGATGCTGGAGCGGACCTAGGCAGTGCAGAGGGTATGCCAGGCACTGATCAAGGTGGTGCCGATGAATCGCCTAGTCCGTTAGCTGTTCGCCCTGATTCTCTGATTCTCCGATCTTCTGATTCTCTGATTTCGGAGGAAGAGCTGGCGCCGCAGGAGCAGCGCCCAACACCAGAGTCCGAGCAGCCCCTTCCAGCCGTCAGGCCTAAGCGAGGCTCCCGCTTGCCGGAGGACTGGACCCTGCCGGATGACTGGTTGGCTTGGGCGTTGGCCGAGCGTCCTGAGTTCGGTGAGGCCGGTCTGCGCAAGGTCGGTGAGAGCTTCGGTGATCACTGGCGATCCGCAACCGGGAAGAACGCGACGAAGCTCGACTGGTTCGCGACCTGGCGCAACTGGGTGCGAAACCAGCGGCCTCCGTTCGGCGCGCAGCGCGCTGGACCTCCTCCTGCTTCGCCTCATCTGGGCCTCGACCAGACCAACCACGAAGAGGGCCTGGAGCGCCAGGCCGACGGCACCTACCGAATTGCGAGACCATGACCATGACCAAAAACCAAGTGAAAACCAGGGACGAGACTTGCCCCGTTCACGGCGGCTTCGAGAGCAAGCAGCAGGAGCAGTTCGACGGCGGGTTCGTCTGGACTGGATGCGGGCGCTGCGAGTTCGAAGCTCGCCAATCATCCGACCCGGAGGTTCGCTCCAAGGCTCAGGCTGCGCGTGATGCCCGGATGGTCAACGCCGCGTTGCTGGAGAGCCAGATACCGCCGCGCTTCCGACTGGCGACCCTGGATAACTACCGCACCGACTTCGCACCGGACCAGCAGTCGCCAGTCCTGGCTCGCTGCAAGGCTTACGCAGATGACTTCGCCTCGAACTGGAAGGTTGGTCGCTCGCTGATGCTGCTGGGCACCATGGGAACCGGAAAGACTCACCTGGCCTGCGCGATCATCCAGCAGGTGCTCCGCACCGAAGGTCTGGCTGGCGCGACGGCGCGCTACATCACCGCACCCGACCTGATCCTGGGCGTGAAGGACACGTTTGGGCGGAAGGGTAAGAGCGAGTCCGAGGTCTACGAGAGCCTGCACGCTCCGGACCTGTTGGTGATCGACGAGGTAGGTGCCCAGCACGGCACCGACTTCGAGCGCCAGGTACTGTTCCAGGTCGTCAATGGCCGCTACGAGCGCCTGCTTCCGACCATCCTGATCAGCAACCTGAGCCTGGTAGATATCCGGCGATTCATCGGGGATCGCGTGATTGATCGGCTCTGCGACGCCAACGGCGAGGTGGTGCTGCTGCGCTGGAAATCCGTGCGAGGTTCGGTATGACCGGGTACCTCGAGATGCACGATATCCCGGTGATGGGCTACGAGGTGCCAGAGTCGAAACTCTACAGCCACGAAGCCGAGTATGCGGTGATCGGCGCGATGATCCAGAAGGGCGATCTGATCGAGGACATGGGCGCCAAGCTGGAGGTTTCGGACTTCCATCACCCCGCTTGCGCGGAACTGTTCGAGCTGCTGCTGGCTTGCCAGGCGAAAGGTATCGCGGTCGACATCGTGACCCTCTATGAGGCGCGGGCTCAACTGGCGGACGGGCAGAGCACCCTGCAGGTCGCCGCCCACCTGGTGAAGAACACCCCAAGCACCGCGAACGCCGATGAGTACGCCCGGATCATCAAGCAGCGGTCGGTGGCGCGCCGGGTGATCGCCGCGGCCGAGGTCATGAGCCAGCGTCTGCAGGATGGTGAACCGTTGGACGAGGTTCTGAGTCAGGGCCAGCAGGCATGGGTTGCCCTTGAGGCCGAGGGGCTCGACTCCCGGCGCCGGTACCGCTTCATCGGTGAGGTGCTGCCCGAAGCCATTGACGGCATCGACAGGCGATTCAACCGTGAGGTGAAACTGGGGTACGACACCGGCCTGCCCTCGTTGGACGCCTTCATTCCGGGCATCTGTCCCGGCCACATGGTGGTTGTGGCCGGCGAGCCGGGCAGCGGCAAGACCACGCTTGGCCTTGGGTTCGCCGAGCGGGTGGCGCTGGCGTGCAACGAGCCGGCGCTGGTGTTCAGCCTGGAGATGACCGATGTCGAGTTGGCCAACCGCGTGCTGTCATCGGTGGGCAGCGTTCCGCTCAAGCACATTGCCGAAGGCCACTCCATGGTCGATTCCGATTGGCCGGGCCTGACTGGTGCGGTGAACAAGCTCAACCATGCCCCGCTGATCCTCTGCGACGACGCCTCGCTGACACTCCGGGACATCCGCCAGATCTGCCGGACGGTGAAGCGCGAGCACGGCCTGGGGATGGTTGCCGTCGACTACATCGGTCTGATCAAGGGCGAGCAGCGTAACGCGAGCCGCTACGACGTGGTGACCGAGATCAGCAAGGGCCTGAAGCGCCTGGCCAAGGAGCTCGGCGTACCCGTGGTGGTGCTGGCGCAGCTCAACCGTGGGCCGAAGGCGCGGGGCAACAAGCGCCCGACCAAGAGCGACCTGCGCGATTCCGGGCAGATCGAGGCCGATGCCGATGTGGTTGTGCTGGTCCACCGGGATCAGGAAAGCGACGCCGGTAGGGCCGGCATTACCGAACTGATCGTCGACAAGAACCGACATGGGCAGGTAGGCGTGGCGCACGTTCAGCACCAGGGTCAGTACCACCGTTTCGTGGAGATCATCGGCGGCTATCAGCCCAGCGACGAAGAAGTCGAAATGGCCAGACCCTACAAGGGCCGTCAGTACGGCAAGGGGAAAGCAGCGTGAATACCGAACACAAATTCCCGATCACCCTCCCGAACACGTTGGAGGCGTGCGAAGAGTTGATGGAGCGCTTGAGCGCTTCCTGCATCAGTTGTCGCAGCCAGATTGAGGAGGCCAAGGCCGAGCAGAAGGCGACGGGACGCTACGTTGACGAAATCTGGTTCAGCCGGGCCAGCACCGCGCTCCGCTGGATGAACCGAGACAAGGTCCGTCTCCAGAACCATATCGCGAAGCTGCGCAAGGACAGTCGCAGGGCTCACAACGACCTGGCCAATCGGTTGCTGATCGAAGCCTTGCGTGAGCACGTGGGGGTAGAGGTGTTTCAAGCCTGTGCAGAGAAGGCCAGGCAGCAGATGGAGGGTATGCAGTGACACTGGTTCAGCGCTTCGAGCGCAACACCGTTGGGCGTGACTTCTGCGTTGGCGATGTGCATGGCTGCTTCGATCTGCTGGACGCGTTGCTGGCGCAGGCCGGCTTCGACAAGGCGGTTGATCGGCTGTTCAGCGTTGGTGACCTGGTGGACCGCGGGCCGGGGTCGGACCTGGTCCAAGAATGGCTAAGCCAGCCCTGGTTCCACGCGGTCAGGGGGAATCATGAGCAGATGATCGTCGATACTTACAAGCATGGCGGCGACGACTGGCTCCATGTCGCCAATGGGGGCGCGTGGTTGCTTGGCTTGCCGGAGACAGAGCAGCGGGGCTACGCCGAGTTGTTCGACGACTTGCCGCTGGCCATCGAGGTGGAGACCGCCGCTGGCGCCGTCGGGATCGTTCATGCCGAGTGCCAGGCGAAGAGTTGGCAGGCGTTTTGCGCCGGCGTGGAGGCCGGAGAGAAAGCGCACGTCACCGCCGCTCTGTGGGCAAGGTCCAGGGCGGCGAACGAGGACTCCACTCCTGTCGAGGACGTTGCCGCAGTTCTGGTTGGGCACACGCCGCACAGCAGTCTCACCAGACTGGGGAACGTGTTCTATCTGGACACCGGCGCATGTTTCGGTGGCTCGCTGACCATGCTTTGCCTGAACGACTGGAGCGTCAGCTCTGCGCGAGGTACCCGATGAGTAACGTACAACCGATGGCACCCCGCAAGGTCATGACCAGGCTGGAGCGGGAGTTTCTCAAGGTGGCCGGCCAGGAACTGGCGCAGGTCAAGGTCGGTGGTGCTGCGGCACTGTCCGCCCTCTTGCAGATGGTCGCCAACTGGCACGGCGACCGCGGCACGCTGGGCTTCCACGATTACGGTCGGCTCTGGCTGCAGGACGGCAACGCAAAGGGCGCAGCGGTGGAAACGCTGCTGCGTGATCTGTTCGGCCTGAACGGCACGCCGAAGGGGGCTGCATGACTGGGGTCTACCGCGACGTGATGCCGGCGATCGTTCGCGTCCTGGCGGCTGATGCCATCGACAATACGGCGAAGCAGAGTTGGCAGAGGCTTATCGAGCGAAAGGTCGACAGCGGGTTTCGGGCGCTGCTTTCTGCCCAAGATCAGTTCGAGTTCGATTGCATCCTGCACGCCTTGTTGCACCGGGAGCTTTCGCCGACCGAGTGGGACGTGCTGCATGCTCGCTACTCGACGCACTTTGATCGGCGCGGCCAGGCAATCGAGCGACTGGTAGGCAGGGTGCATTCACCTGCCCCTTCTCGGTTTCTGGAGCGTGCTGTAGCGACCTGGGCCATCCCGATGATGAAGGGCAAGGACGGAAAGCGGTCAACCGCTATCCTGATGCTCCCGAAGGAGTGGTACGACATGAACAACTGGGATGAAGATGCTCGTCCGGACTCAACTCGAAACCGCTGGCGCCGGGACATTCGAAAACAGCTTGACCGTTTCGAGGAGGGGGCGCTGGTACATGTAACTGAGATACTTGATCGTGAAAAGCTGGTTGAAGTAGCGTGACCAGGTCGCTGGGAGCGGAGTGTGTTCTCTGCTCCTGGCCTCTTGCAGATACGCCAATCTTTCGGCGTGAGTATCAGGGCACTAAAGTAAGGACCGCAATATGCAAAATTTCTTTCGTATGACCTTTGGGGGGCTGTCGGCGAAATACTACTTCAGACAGTTGTTCTTTGGATCGCTATTTCTAGTGGCTATAGTCTTTTTAAGTATCTCTAGCCAGAAAGGGATAAAGGTTGATCTTTTGGTGCTCTCGCTGGTCTGTACATGGCTCTACCCATACTCTCGGTTTGTTTATGAGAGTTTCATGGGGTTTCTGCTCGGTGATAATGTCTTTTATGTGCCCGCTATCTTTCTACTGTTCGCTAAACTAATGACGATGGCAATATGCTGGTCTTTTGCTGTTTTCATTGCCCCAGTCGGGCTCCTATATCTCTATTTCCATCATCGGCGTGCCGCGAACTCGCAAGACGAAGCTTGACGTCTGTGATCGACTGAGCGTAACGTACCCACATCTGTTGATCCGTGCGCGCTAAGCCAGATCGACACCGAAACCCGGCCCTGCTGCCGGGTTTTTTATTGCGCAGCTTGGCTTGGCGCGGCATCATCAGGCCCCCGCCGATGCCGTGGTTTCCACCTGGGCTATTCCTCGACAGAGGCGGGGAGCCC